CACAAAACTCCCGTTCATTTCAATGTCCCAAACGATTTTGACGAGAGATGACGAGCCACGGAATTCCGGGCAAGTCGCACCTACCCTCGTGACCGGCGCGTCAGCGCTTCGCGTCCGAGGGGTGGCGAGTCGCTTGCGGTATAACCGCAGGCGACGTGGCGGGCGGTTGGGCGCCCCACCAACCACGGTTGGCCACCGTGGCAAAAGTGATCAGGCTCACGATCGGAGGGATTTGGCCAATCTCTCTTTTGATCGTGAGTACCCCACCTTGGGGTTCTCTTCGGGGTTCGACACTCCCCGACGCAGCAGGTCTAGCCAGCCTGCTGCGCGCACCTGGGCTGAGGTGGCTTCGGCTAAGCGTACAACACCTCAGCGTGGGGGCTCATTGCCCCCACGCACTGCGCAAGCAGTGCCCATCCAAATGGCCACCAGTGGCCCTCCGCGTTATCGCGACCCCATCTGGCTTGCGCGCTCGAGCGCAAGGATGTCTGCGTACAACCGCCGCAAGCTGAATGGGGTGGTCACAACTCGTGACCCCCAGCCCGTAAGGGAAGACGTGCCCCTGAGCGCGCCTACGGAGCCATCCGTAGCCCCTAACTTGGGTGTAGTGCGCGCACCAGCGCACATCTCAACGGGAAATCAACCGTTCTTCATGGTCGGTGACCGTGGTCGCATCTTAGATGCAGCATCAGATTTGTCTAGTATAGCCGCTGACATATTCGAGGATTGGATCCCCCAGATGGGGTTGAGCCAGCCTGGTTATGGACGCGATGATGTTGCCCCAAGCGATTACGGCACGCTGAATCAGAGGGAAAGTGACATTGCGGGGTTGCTGCGTAAGTATGTAGCGGGTGTAGCATCCGCACAGGCGTCGCGCAACCCCAGGGCTGCAATGATAAAGCACAACAAGCATTCACTCGCACTCCGTGGACTCGCATCCGTCATGCGCACCGATGGGCCAATTGAGGCTTACCGGCGCAGCGTGTCGGAATTGCTGTCCATGGTCGTGAATCCAGAAGCGCGAGTGTTTGGCGACAAGTTGTTGCTAGCCCTGGGTCAAGTTCCACCTGATCAGGTCCTTGTCACACGCACGGGTCTACCCAAGCCGGAGTACAGTACCAGCATGCGAGCGCGCATTGAGCCATATCGTGGTTTGCGCGCCGATGCTGAGGAGACGATCGACTTGGGTGACTTCACCATCGCTTACGTAGCGTCAGTAGTGGCGTTCCTCCAACCTGAGGTTTTCTCAAGGTTGTCGAGGCGCCGGCTGACGAATGTCACAGTCTTCAACCCGAGAACAGACTCAGGCTGTGATTTCTACGCGGACTTAGCAATGGGGATAAACGTGCGTGCGATGCCATGGGGAAAGGTTGCATTCCAGGTGATGAGTATCACCACACACGCATCCCACGTGGAGTACACTGTTGACGTCAGCGGTTCGTACTTCTATGGGCTGTCCGCCGAGGACAGGCTTCAAAGGTTTAGCACATTCGATGTACATTGCTCTTACCTCTATGGAGGTCACATCGTTGTGCGACCGGGCCAACCTCAGGCTGTGTATGGTGAATACGTCGTACCCAATCTCCCCACGCCGGGTCATGTGTATGCCATGATCCGTCCGTTGGCCGGGGGAGGTAGGTTACGCGGGAAAGAAGGTAAACGCGCGAGAGGTAGAACCTCTTCCGCCGCACCTTCCACTGCTCCAACGGAGACTCGACACGCATCAGTCGAGCCGGAACCGGCGATGATCGGTCCGCGGCGAGTGCGTGGTGGACGAGGTGAGGGAGGCAGGGGTCGTGGTCGCACCAAGGTGGTGCCCAACCCCAAACCAACCCCCAAACCGAAGCCGAAATGTGAGAAACCGTGCGGTGTCCCATCACCACCTGGCGTGCCCCAACTCGCCATCTCCACCATCTCGCCTCTGAGGACCCCCCTCACGATGCCAGATTCCCTTCGTTTAGAGTGTCGTCTAGCCCAGATGATACCCCTCCCCGACTCGCCTAGAGTGCGTCAGGAAGTCATGCCCACGGAAGTGGCAGCCGCTCCAGTGAGCGACCCGCAAGTACCGGAACCGAAGGGTGCAACCGCGCACCCCGAAGTTGCCGAACCGAAGAGTTTGTCCCAGGACCAGCTCAAGGCAGCGCGAGTACTTTTGCAGGGTCGTCTCACTGGTAAGGCTGTCACAGCCGCGTGTATGCGCAATTTGACCGGGTTGAAGCAGACAGAAATGGCTGATCAGATCCGCGAAGTTGTAGCATTCACGACTCAGTTACGAGTAGATGTCCAAAACACCGTAGCTGAGAACAATGAGGCATGGCAACTTGGCTCAACTGAAGATGCGGGCCGCTTCATCGGTTGGCGTGATCTCCTATTGGCGAGGTTACGCACATGGTGGCGGCGCAATTCATTCGACGTGAAAATCGCCTCGATCGCGATAGCGTTTGTTCTGGTGCTGGTGTGGTTTGCTAGATATTGGTTGATTGCCAGTATCAGCATTGCCATGGCTGGTTACGGAGTTTACGCATTGACGAGGAAGTACAGAGTAGCGTTCGAAGGCATTCGGGTTGATAGGGACATAGAAGAATTGGGATATGGTATCCATGCCGTCGATCCGCAACACACGCGGACCCGGACTGTATGTCTAGAACGTGTTACCGATGAGCAACGCACCAACCTCGACCCGAAGCACACTGTCAGCAGGCGACCGCCGGCGGAGTGCGATAATCCGGATCAGTGGGGCGCGGAGCTCTTTGGTCCAGCTTTTGCTGGCGTTTTAGTGGCTCGGTGCTGTCTGAACAATGCAGAGAATGCCGTCTACCTGAGACATGGTGTTAAGCAACCTGGGTATACAAAGAAGCTTGTTGTACCTTGCGCACTCAAACGTGCGGTTGCACACCATTTCCCCTTTTATTTGGCAAGCGCGGATGAGACGTGGTTAACTGGTTCTTTTGGGTCCTGGGACGATGAGTTCGAGATTCATGAGACGAAGTGGTCGCGTAGCAAGGCGCTCCAGATCATCCGCTCAATGTGGCATGAGGAAGTCATGCCTGGTCGGGTGAAGGGTTTTGTCAAAAGGGAGATCTCTAAGATCGTCATGTTCGGAGAGTACACGCCACTCGAGCGAGCACGCCTCATTCAGGCGTACTACAACCTGTCTACGCAGGAGAAGTATGCCCGCGAATTCCAGGCCTTTCAAAAGGCACTTTGCGCAGCGATGCCAGTTGATTGCCCATTCGAGCTCTTTCCAGGGGTTCGAGTGTGCATCGCGTCGGGTGTAGTTCCCGACGCGATTGCGGAGTGGATGGACAACACCATTCAATTCGCCGACTGGTGGTATGAGCGTGATGGGAAGTCGTGGGATGCTTTCGTCAACAAGATGATGCACGACGCGAAGACTGAACTCATGCGCTCCCTAGGAGCTGTGGGTGAAGATCTCGCGGGTTTTGCAGATGAATGTTGGTGCGTGGATGGAGTTGTGGGTGGTCGCGGACTAGGTTCGGGCTGCCTCAAGTACCGCTTCAATGGAACAGTCAAATCGGGTCAGAATGACACGTCATCTGGTAATTCATTGATCAACGCACTCGTATCAGCGAGCGCGATGCATCTCATGGGTTTGGAGGCGTCGATCATTGTTGCTGGAGACGACATGCTTGCGGGAGTCAAGTTTAGAGAGGGTGAGGGGTATCCACATATTAGAGACTTGGCTGATAAGGTGGCGGAACATGAGAAGGCATATGGCATCAAGCCTGAGTACCGAGCGTTTGAATCCTACACCCACGTGACGTTCATCAGTGGGTGTTGGATTGAGGCGCGATTGGGAAAGACGATGTTTGTGCCGCTCCTGGGGCGCCTGCTTGCCAAGTTGTGGTGGAGTGTCAGTGTCATTCGGCCCAGCCGACGTTTGGAGTACGTCGATGGAGTCCGGATGGGTATGACCGCGGTGACGCGGGGTCTACCCCTTTACTCTGACTTCCTTAAGAGCAACGAATTTGCGATGGTCGAATTGTGTTGCCACCACTACACGTGGAACTCTCTCACGCGAGTCGATGTTGACGTAGCATTCGCTAAGGCTGGCCTAGCGTCGCGGTACAACATCACGGAAGGGCAGTTGGAGGAATTTGCAGAGTTCCTTCGCGGTTTGCCCGACGAACCTTGTCTAGTTCGCCACCCCGTTGGCGACATCATACTCTGCAGAGACCTGGCTGATCTCCCTAAACGGCCCGTTTGACCTAGTGTCAAACGTAATGGACGACTCTTCTAGACATCCTGAACTGGAAGCGGAAGTCCGCAAGCTTGAACTCACCCCCGGCGCTACCGCTTGGTTGAAGAAAGCTTTGTACCCACCTGGAGTTGGCACATCTGTGTCATTTCCCGATGGTGCGTACAACCCATGTGTCCGTGGTGACTATCGACCTTCCAAGGTCATAGTCCCACCGGACGGCCTCTTGGCTGATGAGACATGGGATTGCTGCATTGTAACACTTCCGGGTGATTGCAACGCAGCAGTCGTCATGAAGGGTCTCAGCGGTGTTGTCAACTTTGCGACCGGTTCGGCCGTGTATGCAGAGTGGTTGCGGAACATTGACAGCGGTGGGTCGAATACAGTTCTTGGAGCTGGTCGAACCGTCGCTGGCGATGCCTCGCCCATCACCGTCAACGCAACCTTCTCATCGACCCAGACGCAGGCGTTTCGGTCCACGTATAAGTCGCTGACTGTACATATGACGGCTTCGAGCCTCTATGACGGTGGATCTGTGACGGCAGCTCAATTCCCCATTGAGTGGCCGTTGTCGTCACAGTTCATTTACACGA